CAAACCTTGCGTCATCTTTGCTTTAATCTTTGCATCTGGTTCAATTACAGCATAGGTTGATCTATCTAATAACATACCAGATACAGATGATTTAAACTTTTCTTTGATGATTCTAATCTCACGTTCACTTGCTTGTTTCAATCCAGCAATACGTAAGGCTTGTTTGTCAGTAATATTGTCTAAATTTCTTATGCTAATAAACTCTTTACCATCGGCAGATTTTTCCATAGCCACTGATCTAATCACATCCCAACGTACTGCATCAATATTGTATTGATTGAATAGATTTTTTAATGATGGATTTAACTGCTCAAACTGAATGTTCTTTTGTTTAGCAAAGTAATTTGCCATGCTCAACATCGCACCCTCTTTTAAAGTGTTAGTCCACCAAGATAGTAAGTTGTATTTAAAGAATGTTCTTTGGACATTAGTCCAGCCTTTAGATAAGTTGTCACCAACTTGGAATCGTCCTGATATGTCATATATAGTATTGTCAGCCATAAAACCTAAGGCTTCTGCAATCTCTTTCTTATCTTTACTACTCTTTAATCTAAACAATGAACCTAATGCTTCAGACATACCACTAAGAAACCCTCGCCCTTGGTATCTCATTTCAGCACCATACTGAGCTAAGTCAGATAAAGCACTGATTACAGCTCCACCTAGCTTGGCTGTACTAGCAACAGTACGCGCTATAGCTGACCATCGTGCTAATGCAAAGCCTTCAACAGAATAGATAGTGCCATCAATCACATCCATGTATTTCTTGTACTGACCACTTGATACTTTGCCAGCGTCCTTACCTTCTTGCGCCATACGTGTTGCAACAGCTTTTCTAATCTTCTCAAAGTTCTGTCCTGGCTTGGTTCCTAATGTATCCATAATACCAATGTTACGTCCAGCAGTTGTTAGTCCAGAGAAGAATGATTCATTCAAGTTACCAACACCAAACATTTCATTATATTCAAACCAACTGTCTGCATCTTTAAAATGTAAGACTCGTTTCATCTCGGCTGATTTAGCAACGTTTTTTGTTGGCCTTGCTCCAAAAGTAAACTCAGCACCATTAGATTTTAAGCTCTCATTACGAACAAGAGAGTTGTATGCAAACAACATAAACTCATCAATATTATCTGTATTAGCGAATGTCCTATCTTTGTCTAACTTATCCATCACAAAATCTTTCCAAGCAGCAAAGTTCTTGTTATAGTTCTGGTCGTATTTGTTAGCTAACTTAGGATCCATAGGCACATCTTGTTTGCCTAATACTTTAGCTGCATCACGGACAAGGTACGGATCATGAGATTGTCTAACAACATAACCCCAAAGTTTAGGGATATTTGCGCCACGATCATTTAACTGCTGTCTCACCATCTCAGAGTATTCGTGCATAATCGTTGCAATTTTTACAATGTCTGGATTCTTTTCTGTAACTGTAGGCTTCACTCCAGCAGCAGCTTCTGCCTTAGTCGGTTGCTGTGCTAATTCAAACCATGTTCTAGCAATTCTTAATTGCGTATTTCTGTCAGCATCAGCAAATAGTTTTTCTACACCAGCATCTCTAATCTGTTTCGGAAATCCATTAATCAATTGATTAACTGCCGCATGCTGTTGTACGGCTGCTGAGGCCCTAGCACCTTTCTTTTGATCTGTTGATCCTACTAGAATGGCCGTTAGTCCTTCTTGTGGATTGTTTTGAAACTCATCTAACACATAATCAACTAGCTCTCGACCTTTGATTTCATCTTCAATGGCATTACGTTTATTGATTTTACGTTGTAATACAATCTGAGCTTGAACATCTTTAGCAACTTTATCAACATTAATTTCATCAATGTTACTAAGCTTTAGTTCGGCTTGTGCAATTTTAATCTGATTAAGAATCTCATCTTTCTCAACAAAGCCAATAGATGACTTGTTTAGTAACTTCTCAACTCTTAATAAACATTTATCTGCCATTTTATCTTCCGTTTATACAATTGGTTAAATCTTTAATTGCCGCTTCTAAATCAGCAGATTTAACTTGCGCTTCATCTAATGCTTCTGATGCTGCTTGAATCTCTTTAGCATCCTCATCAAATCTTAACTCTGGGCGTGCCTGGCGTTTCTCTTCTAGTCTTTGTGTTAAGTTATCTATCTCTATATCAAAATCTTCTTCTGTTTTATTTACTGTATTATTAACAGCAGTTTTTTCTTGTTGGTCTATTCTTGGTGTTTCTTCTTTTACTCTATTAGTTGGTTTGGCAGAAGTATCAGATGATTGTTTTAATGTAAGATCAGCATCTACAATAGGTGACACATCTACTTCTTTTTCTAACAACAAATCATTTAATGATTTTTCAAGCAATGTTTTTCTAGTCTGTGGATCAGTTTTTTCTAGATCTCTCATCACAGCTGAGTTTTCTGGATAGTATGCTTTATATAGATTAATCTCAGCTTCTCTTAAGTTAGGGGAGTCTATACCTAAATCCTCCCTAGCTCGTCTGACTTTTGCTTTAAACTCTGTGCGAATTGCTAGGTCTGATAGTTTGCCAGAAGCCACATGTAAACCACCCCCAAGGATAGATCCAAAGGTGATGTTTAAAAAACTATCGGCTAGTCCATAATCTGCTTGTAATTCACTTGCTGCTAGAGCAACAATAGGTTCTACAACTGCGGCACCCACAGCACCTTCTTTTACACCTTTTGCAAGCCTAGCTCGAGTAAACCCTTGCTTGGCTACCATTTGCGCCATACGGGCTTGACCAACAACAGGAATAAATGCCGATGCAACATTAATAGGATCTAGCATACTCACACCTAAACCTACTGCAAACTTAGCTACACCAACACCAAAGCCTTGTGGGCCTCGTGCAATAATACTTTGTCTTTCACGTTCTGCCTGTTTTTCTTCAACCATTAAGTCAACAACAGATTGATACTCATCTTCTTCAAACGATAATCCTAGTTTGCCATATTCGTTATTAAGCTGATCTTTAGGAACAAGAGGACTATTCTCATTTTGTTTTGCACGTTGTAATTCTATTAATGTTTGTGTAGATTCTAGTGGGTTTCTTGCCCATGTCTCTTTAGCTGTTGCTTTTAAAACATCACCCAGTCCTACAATATATTGATCGTAACCAGATTCTTGCACTGATGTATTAATATCTAAACCAAATCCAATTTGCCCCACTATCTAGTTCCTCTTTTTCTGCCATATCGCTTCTCATATTCTTCGTCAGACATTTTTGCACGTTCTTTACGTCCTATGCGCTCAAGCACTGTTTCCCCTTCTGGAACTGTAATGTCTATGTTGGTAAATGGTACAACCATTTTTGCATCATCAAATCTAAATGTTAAGAAATTACCATTTACATCTTGTATTGGACCAAAAGAACCATCAGCCATAGTAATGCCATAGATTAACCCAGTACCATCAGCAGTATTTTGCCACTTACCATTTTCAACCATCTGAGTTCTAAATTCTAAATTACGCTCTTTCTCATCAACAATCCCCATAAATGAACCAAATGGAACTGCATTAAAATCTGCTAAATGTATGTCTTTAATACGTTCTGCTTTTGCAATAATCTCATCTGGGTCAATTGGATTGCCGTTATAGATTGAGGGAACATAATATGTATCTTTTATTTGAAACGATTCTTTTAAGTCCTTAGTTGCTTTTGTAATAGCATTACTCACTGATTGACCTGTTTGCATTTCACTAATAGCAAGATATGTTAATGCGTCATTAATGTTATCCATTTTTTGTGTTGCAATACTTTTATTAAATGGATTTTGCAACATTACAACATTACGAAAATCTGCAAGCTGATTTGCAATTTCAGTTCTAATCTCTCTATATGTAGTGCCTAAGTCTTGAGCAACAACCTTTAACCTATCTCTCTCATCTTTTTCATCAAAACTTAAAAATCTTTCAGTCAATGTTGGGTTATTAAAGTAAGATGATAGTTCAGCAGTCGTAGGTAATCCACCATTAACTAACTGCACTAAAGCAGCTGAGTTATCTGCACCAAACTTCTCATCTAATACTTGTAGCATAGCGACTCGTGTTTGGCCATCACCACGCATGTAAGTATTTACAAAGGCATTTACTTCAGATTTTGTAAAGATCATCATATCTTTATCTAAATCATTAATGCCATATTTACTAGCATTTCTTTCTACTAATGATTTTCTAGCTAACACTTTATTTTCCAAATCAGGATCGTTTAAATCTAATTCTTCAAAATTTCCATCACGCTTGCCCATCAAACCAACAGGATCATTTTTTAAAGCAACATACATATTTTTTACATAAGGCTCTAGTCTATTTAATCGTTGAGTTTCTGGTATACTTAAATCTTCATCAGGATCAATTCTTCTATTAGTTAAGTCATTAAGCTCTGATACAAGGTCGGGCAAATTAGATTTATTAAGTTGTTCAGTTTCAATTGATTCTTTAACCATTAAATCAATTTCACCCATTAAATCAGATCCAGGCTCAACCAAACCATACATGGTTTTTATTATATCTGGTGGTATACGTTGACCTTGATCTAAGTAGCTTTGTTTTATTAAGTCTAACTGTCTGCGCGCAATCTTGTCTCGAGCTGCATTATCAGCTTTATACAAATTAAGATCTGTTTTTAATAAAGTCTCAAAATCAATTTGTTCAACAGGATCCATCTCTTTATAATGTTTACTATAAATAGATTTGTTATTCCTTAAACCATCAACAACCTCTAATATATCTTTGCCCTGAAACTCCTTAGCAATTTGCTCTGACAAATAATTGTCTTTAACTATTTTTAAACGATTTTTGTGCAACTCTAACAACTTATTAGGGTTGGTACTAAACTTATATGAGTTTTGCATTGCAACAGTTTCTGAAGCATTTATATATTCTTTAATTGCAGCAGCACTTGCTCCTGGATTATTTCTTAAAAATTCATCAAAGTCTTTTGACGCATTGATCCCATATTGTTCAGATTCAATTAAAGATTTTTCTTCTGCTTTTTTGTTGAGTAATGCTAATGCTGTTTGATATTTGTTAGTTGCAATATTAGTTGCTTGATTGCCATAAGCAGAGGCAATCTCTGGATCGATTTGACTAAAGAATTTAATTTGCCCTTGTATGGGGGCTTGTAATTCGTTTAATATTTCTTCACGATCAGTTAGTTCATTGCGATCAACTCTAGCAATAACATCGCTAAAATGTTCATGCAATTCATTTTCTAATACACCAGCTGTTTGTTGCGCTGTTGCTTTTTTTAAAGCAGCATTATAATCCATGCCACCTGTTAATATGCCTTGTAGTGGATCTGTCCCAGAAGCTATTGATGCGTCAATTCTATCTTTAGTAATTGGATTGGCAATAGTATATTTAATTGCTTGCTCTTGCGCATAATCAGTTGCAAGAGATCCAGTCACTTCTGATGCAAATTGTAAGAATTGTCCAATACGCTGATTTGTTTTTTCTTGTTGCTGAATATCTACATATTGCAACGAAGGCGCATCAGTTAATTTAATATTTCCAGATTCATAAATAGGAAGTGCCATTATGTCGGTACCCTTGTTTGTTCATAAGCATAAATCCCTTTACCAGCACCAATCATTAAATCATAATATGATCCAGTTGACGCTGACTCTGCTGCTGTACTTAACAGACTAGCCTGTGCATTACCAAATGTTTGACCAACCATATTGTTGTATTGAATATCATAAATGTCTGTGCCTAAACGTTTACCGCCTACAGTTTGTGCAAGCAGCGCTGAACCAGAGAATCCAGAAACACCGCCAGCATACCCATAAGCTATAGCGCCGCTCTGTGCCTCTAAATACTTACGATATGCAAGATTGCTCTGTCTTATTGCGTCTACTTTTAATTTTTCATTTTTAGCTTTTAATTCTAACGCTTGCATTCTGTACATAGCAGCTTGGGCTTGTCCAGATTGATACGCTTGATATCCTTGTAAAACTTGTGTTCCAGCATTAATCAACGACATGTATGGCTTAATAGCATTAAACGCGGATGTTAGTCCCCCCATTAATCCACCTCCCGCAGGCGCCATAATTAATGGACTCATCATCATTGATGATCCAACTGCCGCTATTGGAGCTGTTGCCGCTGCGGTAAATACAGGGGCTGCTGCTATTGAGGAAATTGCACCTGATCCAAAAGCAGTTCCTATTGCTGGTGCTACTGCTGCTCCCATATTCTATGTTCCTTGATGTACTGACAATTTATATTCTAACCCTAATAATGTAAACTTCAACGGCGCGTTCTGTGTTACCGTAATTTGTCCTTCATTATTATAACCTAATATACCATGTAAAGTCTTTGTCCCAGTAAATTCTGGCACAGGATCATCTAGTGCGTCAGCACCTAATGATCGAATAGGTAACGGATTCCCATTGATAACTAAATTTTGTGTTTCATAAAGCAAGGCATTAACTTCAACAATACGTTTCTTAAAGCCAATACGTGTACCTGTTTGTATTTTTAAATCAACAGGCATTGTTTTTACTTCAACACTAATTGGTAATCCTACTTCTGATGATGCTGTAGGTGGATTAACAAAGGTTACCGCACTGTCTGCAACTTGATTTAATTCTACATATCCATCTGATATAACATTGACTGTTGCACCATCAACATGAGACATATCTAAACTTGACGCTGTTGTGCCTTTTACTCCTGAATCTGTTAAATATGTATTGTCAAAAACTTCTACATAATATTTATCAGTACCATTATCATCTCTTTTTACAATGGTATAAATATCTGTAATGTCTACACCAACATCAACAAAACTACCTACGGTAGTAAATTCTGAAGGGGCAATAACATTTTGCAAACGCAATAAAGAAAATGCAACTATGGTTCCATCTAATTCATTTATAATTAATAATAAGTCGTTTTCATCTGTAGCCACAGCACGGCGTATATCCATGCGTGTTGGATTTTTAAGCAAATGTCCTGACAGCAATGAAATTTTAGAAGTAATATAGGTTAACTGTGTATCAGAGTAAGCGATCTCAGATAAAGCCTTTCCTTGTCTTTGTACAAACAATATCCCCGATTCTAGCTGCTTGACTCGCACGCCTTCTTTACATCCATTACGTGACGTAGTAGACAAGAAAAAGTCTGTTGGAGTAATTGGAGTTAATCCTTCTTGCGGAACATAGAACTCACCGCCCGTAGTAAACACTTGCAAATCACGACCACTAATAATATCAACGATAGCATTAAAAGTATTAGTATCAAGGGTAGCTTCAACAGCGTCATCATCCAATCCTTCCACGGCTTCAAAATCAAAAAATAGCCCTACTTTAGAACCCCATATAGTAGACGGTCTTGACTTTGATCCGCCAAAGAATAAGCGTCCTTGATGAAAAGTAACTGATCTTGGCCATCCTTTACTTGCTGACCATACATCTTCATATCCTGTTTCTAATTCCCAATCACCTGAAGCTATAGCGGATGTATCAAAGAATGGAAATTCTGTAACTGCATTAACAACAGTTGAGCTAACATACTTAACAATTTTAGCTCGCCCTTGTGGATCAGCGTTAATGTATTGACCAACATGACCACTATTAAATACACCAGTTGATGCTGTTAATGTAATTTTGCCAGATACATCGCTAGGAGTAAGTGTTGCTGCTGGATTGCTTGTAGCTATAGTAAATGCGTATTGTGGCACAGAGTCAAACGTAATGTTTGATATTGTCCAAGAGCTATCTGATGCGCCACGAACAATTTTTATTGGTCTTTGATCTTCATGCACTAGAATTAATGTATCAGCGGATTGTGTCCATACAAGATGGTCCATGTGTGTGCCAGTTAGACCAAACCCTGTTGTATCTAAATAGTCATTGCCAGAAGCATTGATGTTAGTAATAAGCACTTTGTTTTTATAAACATACATTCTGTTTGTAGTGAATGCAAGCATATAACTGTCATCTGTTGAGAACTCAAATGCAATTAAACGCACGCCATCTGCTGGGGTGCCACCAAGTTCATTAATAAATTTAGTACCAGGCCTTCTTGTTACACCGCCTTGTGGCTGACATATAACGTTCTTAGCTTTTTCAAGTGCATTTTCATAGGCCTTTAAATCAATCCTTGCTCTAGCAAGCGGATCTAATTCGCCTGTAGTAAAGTTAGTTTGTATGCTAACAAATCTAGCCATTAATATCTCACATCAATTAACGAGAAATCTTGTATTGCGTTAGTTGGCTCTCCTTGCCCATCAATGTTCATTGCTTGTCTCATGTACCCACCTCGACCATTTTCTCCTGGTGTCCCTTCAGCTACTTGTTGCCAATATTGAGATTTTTCTGTTTGGTCGGTAATCGGACTAGCTAAATGCCATGCCATTTGATACTTTAACAATTGAACAAAAAAATGAGGTAACGCATATTCAGGTACATTGTATTGATAATCAACATAAACTGATTCATAGTTGGTTAATATTTTTTGTCCTTGAATTGTATATTCCCTTCTAGGAACTGCATAAGTGCTACTTGTATCATATAAAGCCCGTGGCCTACCAATCATGTCTGATGGCATTTGATACTCATACTTGTATTCGTTTGTGGGAGTGGTAATTAATCTTGCTAACTGCACTTTTTTGAATGAAAAAGTCCATGGATAACTTGCTAGTGTTTTAATTTTAACGTCAGGATAAAGTCGATCACAAATATTAGATTCGTCTGTGCCTTCTGTAAAAGACGAGATTGGACTTGCCCCTAACATTAAGAGCGCATCAGAACATATTTTTATGTCGGTATCACCTGTTGCCATTTATTATCTCCAAATGTGCAAATAGACGGAGGATCGCTCCCCCGTCATTCGCATTTATTACTACTACTTAGTCAGCATCAGCTACTGAAATAGCTGTACCGTCTGATACGTCAACGACACCAGACGCATTTGATAATACTATTACCATGTGCGCTGCTGGGGTTGCTGTATCCCATAAGTAAATCATGTCGCCTACTTTTAACAATGTTGAAGCATCATTAAAGTAACCAGCAGTATTTACTGTTGCTACTGCATCAGCAGATTTGTATGTCCACATTTGTGGAGCATCACCAGCTTTGGATTGACCACCCGCAGCCGCTAAACCATCTTTATTATAAGCCATTACTATATCTCCTTATCTTAAGATTCACGACATGTGAGTTGAACAATACCTTCGGCATCGATTGCAACTGCTGCGGCAGAAAGTAAACTGTTTACTAAGTAAGAAGTTTTTTCTGGTACATAGTTGATCTCTGTCTTAGGACCAAGACCTTCAGCATAACCAAGCGCCTGTTTATGGAATGCCCAAATAGTTCTATCTAAAGAACCATCAACAGCAAGACCACCTTCAGTACGGTCGCCAAGTACATGGAATTTGAAACCTAAGAAGGTGTCAACTTCGCCAGATACAAGAGCTTTAACTGTATTGAAGTCAGATGATGTTACAGAAGTTTCTGAAAGTAAAGAAGCTAAAGAGTTAGCATGAATAACCATGTGACGATCCGATGGAGGAACGTTACCTTTGTCTAACAATTTTTTAGCTTCGCGTAGTTTAGCTACGTTTAAGTTTGTGTCAGTACCACCAACGTCATTAGAAACTGTTAATCCTGTTGATGATGCTGTTAGTGCATCAATGATAAGTTGATCTTGACGGCGACCAATAGCGTTCGCTAAAACTTGAACTAACTCTTGTCTTTCATCAAAATTAACTTTTTGTTGCATGAAGATGTCAGAATACTCTGCGGCATTCCAATCTTCTAGTGTTGCTGTTACTTGTGAAAAATCCACATTTAATGGAGTAACGTCAGTTTGTGGTACACGTAATGTAGCCACACCTTTACCCACTTTAGGGAATTTCACAGTAGAACCTTCAACGCCTCGTCTCATGCGTGTAGCACCAACTAATTGTGACTTAGCTTGGTACGCCTGTTTAACTTCGGCATCAAAGAGGGTAACAAAAGCTGGGGATAAACCGATAGCCATGTTTTTTCTCCTTAAGAAATTAATAAATAAATTAAATTAATCGCTTTGGTATGCCAGAGAACTGGGCCTGTGCTTGCTATTTACGATAGCCATACGACAAGATTACTTGCGTTAAGGGTTGCAAACAGAATAGATGCAATATGCCTTATCCCAAGTTTTAACATAGGACAAGGCAGTGTGCAATAGATTTTTAGATATATTTACTGACTAAAGTTTTGAGCAAATGCTCTTTCAACTTTTTTTCTAAATGATGGATCAGTTTGATATCGTTCATCAGCGACCATAGCATATAGTTCTTCTTTAGAAGGCGCACCCTCAACAGGTGTAGATTCAACAGGTACACGCCCTTCGTAAGATGATCTAAGTTTTTCTAGTGCAGCAATACCGCGTGCAGTACCGCCCATCACTTTAAATTCTTCAAAGTCATCTTGAGACCAAACACCTTTATTTACTAAACCAGATGCCCATTTAACCATACCATTAATACGTGCGTCAGCATTTGGCCCTAAAGCCTTGCGCTCTTGCTCTAAATTAATACTATAGTTTTCTGCTTGATTTTGATTCATTTCGACAACTTGACCGACAAGCTGGTCTAAAGCCGCTTGGCTAATTTGATTCTCAGATGCCCAGCTCATTACATGTTGTCTAACTGGATCATCTTCAGGAGTATCCCCAAAAGCAGAAGCGTCATATTTGCCATCTGTTGGAGCTTTATGTTTTCCTTGTGAGATTTGTTTTCTTAAATCAGTCCAAGATTTTGCAATTGCTTCTAAATCAGGTTCTGCTTCTTCTGCTTTCCAAAAGTTTTCGGGCCACCAATCTGGTCTTTCTAATGGCTCGTCATCTTCTTCTTTTGCTGTAACTTCAGCAGGATCCCGATGATCTATTTCTACTTTCTGTGTATCTTCTGAGCTGGCTTCCTCAACTTCTGTTGTTGCTCCATCGAGTAGGCCAGTCGACTCTTGAGTTTCCTCTTGAGCGCTAGGCTCGATTGTTTCTTCGCTCATTATAATTTCCTTGCTCTAATTAACCTTGCTTCTAAATCTCTTAGTATACTATTCTGTCCTTCACGATAGTAAGCATAACTTGAGTCGCTTCCTGGCAAGGCTACAGGTTGCTCTAATACAGATTGGCGTAACCATTGCATTAGTTTTTGTCCGTCTTCATCGCCCATAACTCTTAATACTAAACGATCTGTGTCATCTCTTTGTTGCTGTACATCTCGAGTGTCAAGCGGTAATGCTTGCTCTAGGTCATCCCATCCAGCCATTATTTGTCATCCTCTGGGTTTTTAAAAGGCGATTTGCCTTGTTTTATTCTCATTCTTGCATGTTCAGTTGCTTTTTTAATCATAGCTTCAGTAACATCTTCTCCATTCAAAATTCTATTTAATTCTGCTTTTGTAGTAGATGGAACAATCATAGGTATCTCTATCTCTTTGCCATCTATACCAAACCCCATAGAATATTCAGTTACTTTTTGCCCTTGTTTGTTTGTATGAACACCTTTCCAGCCTGTGTATTTTTTACCATCAGCTGGATTATGCCTCATTCCATAGTCGTCATCCATAATCTATCCTTGTAATGCAGCTTGAGCCATAGCTGGCACAGTTTCAGGAGCTTCTTGCGCCATTTGTTGTGCAGCTTGAACTGCTTGTTGTTGTAAAATTTGACGTTCTTCTGCGGTGGTTAATATACTCTGCGGTACATTTAGTTTGTTTGCAATATGAGTTAGCATCTCATCTACTTTAATCATTGTTTGTCCCTGTGGACCAGCTGATTGTGCAATTTGTGCAAACTGTAATATGTTTTGTACATCTTCCATATTTTGTGCCATTGCTAATGGGGCGACTGGACTAATCTTAATTTCTAATCCATTTACTTTGAGTGGCAAAGAAATAATACCGCGTTCATCCATTACTTGTAATATTTGAGTAACAACAGGAATCATTGTTTCATTAATTAAACGCCCAAAAGCAGAGCCTAGATTTTGTGATAATTCTTTCATACGTTCTACAACTTCTGTTGCACTACGTGCTGACATGTTGTCAGGTGGTAAAGATTCATCTAACAGAATACGTTTAATGTTAGCTACAATATCATTAATAATTAACTGAGATACATTGAAGTCTCCCGCACGTGGCAACGGTCTTAATGATTCGCCTTGTGGCCCACCATTACGTGCTACAGGAATAATTGCACCAGGCATAATTTTAACAGTATTAGGATTTAGAACGCCGTCATCTGCTGCCGTATATACACCAGAAATAGATAAAGAAGCATTTTTTAATATTAACTCTTTAACTTTATTTAATGTTTTAATATCTGGTAATGCGGTGATGAGTGGTCCACGCCCATATATTTCTCCTGCTACTTTAGCATAACGAGAAACAATCCAAGGACTATGATCCATACGTTTATATAATAATTCTTGTTTAGATTCTTTATGTATGACATGGTAACAATAATCACCACGTTTTTGGTCAAAGACAGTTGCTTCAATAAGTTCTACATCATCTGTAGGTTTTTGTTCAATCTTGTCTAATAATTCTTTTGGAATCTTTGCATCAGGCCATTGACGTTGGATGGACTCGCCCTTGATTCGCATACGTCTGTATACATTATCTACTTGTCCATCAGCGCCTTCTTCAAAAGATACAAGGTATTGTGGCACAGGAATAAAATTTATTGGATTAACATCATCACCTGGCTGTACTAACATGACAGCAGTGCCTACACAAAGATCAAGTAAGAATTCACCAATAGCAATATCAAAGTTAGATTGTTTTAATGTATCAAATAATTTTTCATTATATAAATCTAGTGCGGCTTGAGCAGCTGCTTTTCGATCAACTGGAATATCAGATCCTGGTTCTAATCTGCACCATTTACGTTGTGGAGGGAAAATGCCTGATTGCATTCTGTTAGCAAATCGTTGAGCAGAGTTAATCGCAGTTGAATCAAACACGCGACTCATTTTCTTTTGCCCACCAACTTTGCCTTCATAATGTCCGTCATATAGATTACGCTGAGGTAGAGCAAACTCATAGGCTTCTTCATAAAGATTGCGAAAATCTTCTTTCTTTGTCATTGCCTTATCATGTCTTTTTAAA